ATCATAATTTAGTCTATTGAGCATTTAACTCTTATACTACATGGATAAATATCAAGTGATCCAGATGTTCCAAAAAACATTATTAAAATATCTTTATCAGCAAGAGTAGCATCTGCCAAATCACTAGTCACAAAATTAACATACCCCTGACTGTCTGGAGTAATTTCACCCTCCCAAATATCAGCTTTTGAGTTTATTGTAGCATAACCTGCATTCATAGTGATTTTTAATAATGCAAAATGTGTTAATGTATTATTTAATCCAAAATGAAGTCGGATTGTTTCTATTGTTTGTGCGCCTTGCGCTATTCCTATATATTTGTTTGCAAACGCATGGTTATCTAACATATTTATTAGTATTGATGATGTTTTAGACTTTCCTGTATTTGAATTAATTTCATTCCCAACACCTGAATTAAGTCCGAAAAACCAGCTCGATGTATTCGGACTGTCTATCCAAAATAAATAATCATAAATCTGATACTCAGTTCCACCACCACCACCAGCAGCCGAAGTCCAATCAGTACCGTCAGAAGTTAATACATTACCAACTGCTCCGGGTGCAACGCTTGGAACATTCTTTGAATCCTTGATAGCCTTTGCAGTTGCAAACTTTGCATCGTCTGTTCCGGTGTCTAATTCTGTTCCGCTTGCTTTTGAAAGTGGTGTTTGAAAATCGCTTGCCTTACTTCCACTATCTTTAATTAACTTACCTGTGGTCGTATCAAATGCCGCAAAGTTAGAATCAACCGCACTACCAGGACCAACTACATCGCCTGAACCTCCACCCCCGATATATGTACTTATTTGTGCAGGTGTAATCGAAACATTATCTCCACCCTGGACGCTTGATATTAATTCATCACCCTGTAATTCTGTTGCACTCGGCATAGCCGATATTTTTTCATTTGCTGCCATTATTCTAATATTATAAATCCGCCACTTTCCAACTGTACTTTGTATTCAATGCTATCGCATAAAGTCATTGTATCATTTGGTAATTCAACTTGAAACTCCAAACTCCATCCATCCAAAATATTACCCATTTCAAAATCAATCATTGTCAAAGGTGCATTTTCCGAAGTTGTGATATTCGTTTCCTGCCAATCCCTTAATATCTGTGTCCATAGATTATTGAGTATCGCTAATGATTCATTGTGGTTATCCGTTTCATTATCGTTGCTCCAAAATTTATCATCTGTTACGATCTCTTTATTTATATCTCTTTCAGTTACACAAGTCAAAATCACATCAAATAAAATAGTTTGACCGTTGGTAAATTGTGCTTGATTTACTGATATGTGAACCAAAGGATATATGTTAGCTTTCTGCCAATCAATCTTATCAATACTGCCCTTAGTGACTGTATTAACAAAAGTGTTGTTCTCGGCAATACCCTTTAAAAAATATAAAAGCTGTGAATATTGATTTAAACCCATTCCATTTCTGTTTTATTTGTTCTGTATTTATTCAACATATTTTTAAGATGTGAAATACTAATCCCATAACAATTTGCTGCCTCTGTTGCTGAATTGTAAATCCTCCCAGTTTCATTATCAATTACTCTTTTAGCCTGACCGCTATTTTCACTTAAATGTTTCCTATGTTGCTTTGAATATTTACGACCATATGCTGACAAATAAGATTTGCCTCCTCCATGATTGTTTGTTAAATATCCTTTCCCTAAATCTTTTCTACCATATTCTTTGATAAGGTCACGTTCCAAGTCTCTTGCTTCTTCATATGTAAGACCATCCGCCACAATATCAACAAAATAGTTAGTTTTGGTTACAACTTTCCACCAATCATCACTTCTTGGATGTTTAGTATAAGGTCTATTTTCCGTACTTGTCATACCAATATAAAATACTTGATTATTGTCGGCTCTTGTATGTCTATAAACTCTATACTCTTTCTGATTCATTATAATTGTGTTGTATTATTTCCTTTCCTTAACTCTGCTTTCATTTTTCTCTTGTCTAACTTATGTGCTAAAAATAAATGGAATGTATGTACGTTCATATCTTCGATGAAGCTATATCTCCACGCTTTCCCGTTAGCCAGTTCGTCAATCGTTGCATACCATCCCCACTTCTCCCAATAGTATTTCGTTGCGCTTTCGCTTGTGCCTCCTCCGTAGATTTCAGGATATAACTCTGCAACTCTTTGGCTAAACTCGAAAAAAAAACAAGGGAACCATTAACAATATTTAATGGTGTTCGTTTCATTACATCACTCCATTCTTTTGTTCCCTTGTAATTTATTATCTCATACTTTCCTAATGAGGTTTGTTTTATTGGTCTGAACAAAATAGCCATTAATTTATGTAGGGTTTCCACTTCAGTATCATAGGTAGACAAATCAAAATATTCCCGTGCTTTAATGTCGTCAAAGTTAGGAATGAACCCAAACTTAACTCCACTCATTTCAAAGGTAGGTTGAAACTTTGCCTCTGTATTTAGTGCATCGTCAATCTGTTTTAGCACATCAACTAAATCAGTTTGCTTAACTCCTGATATTTGCCTATAAGATAACCCTGTGAATATTTTCACCTTCCGCTTACTGAACTCATAAGCATCTAAATCTTTCCTTTGTTCTAACTTCGACAATTCCTGATATTGCCCTAAAGTTATTTCCTTTTGATTTTCTGCCAGTTCTATTCTCATACTAATTAAACTAATGAATTAGATTAATGTTTCTTACTATCTTATATCCATTTTCCCAAAACTAGAAATATTCATCATACAGTAATATCTAATCCCATCTATCCAATGGTTATAAGCATCTATCGGAATACCTGACTTCTTATCACTCCATACATAATGATTTAACTCCCTCACTATATTGGTTGAATCAGGATGAACGACAATCATGTAATCTTGCATTAATTTAATTCCTGCTAATATAGAACCAGCACCCTTTACAACCTTGCTTACGTTAACGCCTTTACGCTGCAAATCAGCAATCAATCTTGGCTCTGCACTATCAGCATAGATAATCTTATTATCTCCTTTATTCTGCTTTATTTTGCGCTCCAATTCATCTATACCGGCATTGTTCAGTTGTAACATTTCTTTAACATAGATTAACTTTCGTTTACTGTCAATTGCCACCCGGACTAATATGTCAGGATCAGGAAAGAAACCAAAGTCCATTCCATAACCATAAGGTAAACTGTCATCGAAGTCACCTAGTCGCCAATCAGTAAATATTACCCCCTCTGCTGATTCAATCCACGCTCCAAGCATGATATGGTTATACTTTTTCGGGTTGGTTTCTTTTAATCGTTCAGCTTTAATTAAAAACTTGTCCGATAGATTTTCTCTATTATCTAAGTAATTTGTATGGATATACTCTATATTGTCTTTGCGTCCATTGAAACCCGGTTGCACTCCCATATCTTCAAAGAAGCGTTTATAAATAAAATGTTCTTTTGTACATGGATTTAGAATTATTATAACTCTATTTTGGATTCCCTTCTTTCTGATGGATTCGTCTATCTTATCGAATATATCTTCATCCATTAACTCCTCTGCTTCATCCAATACCCAGGTAGTTACATTCTGAATTGATTTTAAAGATGCTGTTTGATTTCCGGAGCTAGTTCTTATACCCCTGAATAGTATTTTGCTTCCTGTTGTAGTATTCTCAATATCGGAAGTATTGATATTAAAATATGATTGATGTTCTTCCAGTTCTATCTTTTCAGTAAATTCAGGAATGATTGATATAGAAGCGGATGTTAATGTATAACGTGTGAATAGAATTGTATGTCCGGGTTCAAAAGTTATATTCTCTATAAACTTTGCAACCGTAAATGATTTAGATGAACCCCGCCCACCCGTTAGAATAAAATAGTTTGCTGTTGATGTCCAAAGCGGTTTGTATTTCGTGCATATCTTTATACCCATTCAATAGGACGTATTATTGTACCCCCGTCAATATTAGTTTGTTCAATCTGTTGTTTAGGTTTCCCGTATCTGTATTCCATAAATAGTTTAACCGCCCAACCTTGATCTTCCTGCAAGGCTTTCTTTAATGCTTTCAATGCAATGTCCTCCAGTGGTGATAACTTTTCTATTAATAGTTGTTCGTCTGCCTTTGGCTTTCGACCTGCATTTTTATTCCCTCCGTTATTTTTTCTTCCATCCGCCATCATTCAAAATCATATAAAATCATTAATGATTCACTTTCTTTTCAATATTCCAGTTATTGCACCGCCTTTAATTTGCCATACAACCCACAACAATACCCCTAGCATCTCTGCCATAAATATCCAGAATGTAAATTTATAAAACTTAGGTATATATTTAACAGGTGGCAAAGTTATATTGTTCGTTGTTGTTGCTTCGCTTATTGCTTTCTCAATGTAGACAGTATCTTTAACCCGAACTAATATAGTTGAATCAATCAAATAAGCATTTACATTCAGTATTGAATTTGTTACGCTTACATCTACTGCAATCGTTCCAAACCTTTTATGTATTTTGTTTAAGTTGACTTGGTTATTTACTATTCTTAAAGTGTCTGTTACTTTTACAGTGTCCTTCGGGAGCTTAACCGGTATTAACTTATCAATGTATATTGTGGTGTCCCTGTATTGAATCTCTTTTACTGTTTCGGTTATGCAAACTTTTGCAAACTTATCACAATTCTTTTCAATACGTTTAACAGTCAAGCAACTTGTTAACGATGAGATGAATATTAATAGAATTAAGTATTTCATTTTTCTTTTAATTTACTGAACCATTCCGGCATTGTTAATCCTGCCAGTCCAAAAGATAAAGCTGCCACTGTATAAATAGCAATCTCATTAGCAACTGGATTCTTTACGGCATGGTATAATATGAACAGGCAAATAAAGAATCCTACTCGCTTGGAAGATATTACTCCTTGCTTATCTTCTATTACTGTGGATAACCAAATAAATAACTTTTTCATTTTGGATCATATTCAATATGTAAATGTGAACCGTCATGCAATATACAATCGTAATCACTGCCTAGAGTTTTTTTGATGTCATCATAAACCATTTCTAAATCACTTGGTAGATAATGGTTAGTTCTAAAGTCAAATGCTTCGCCTGTGTAGTGCTTTGATCCTGCCATGTGCTTGCCGTCAAAGATAGCAGTCACAACACCTTCTATTCCTGTTATGCTATTGCTTACTTCGTCTGCTACTGTCTTAGCATATTCAATTTGCGGTCGTTGTTTTAGAGATACCTCAACCCCTTTAACTATTTTAGTGACCTTTGTATAGACACCATCTTTATATTTCATTTTTTAATATTTAAAATATTCTGATTGACGATGTCTAGCCTTTGAATAATAAATTGAAATTGTGCATTTGCTTTCTCATCCTGCTTTTCAATCCTATGTTCATTCTTCACTGTTGCATCTAATAAAGTCTGATGAATCCCGTCATCCCATCCCTTATCTGCTTTGGCTTTAGTTAGTTCCTTTACTGCCTGTTCATTTCTAATTGATCTATCTGTGGTTGCTCTTGCCACATAGGAGCTCGCCACTATTCCAGATAATACAAGTACAACAATTCCAGATGCCACGCTTAACCAGAAGCGCTTAAAAAAATCTCTTTCACTCATAATAGGGTTTGTTTTCAAAATTATGATTAAAAAAGATTAACTAATTCAATTATCAGTATCAATACAATAACAATCGCTGCTCCTCTACCAATTCCTTTCCAGTTGGCTATCATATCTCCCCAGCTGGCATCGCCTTTACCCATTGCACTATCGTAGATTAATTCTTTGAATGCTCCTATCAATGTGGTAAAAAATGCTCCTATTAGCAATCCTACAATGATATTAACAAATGTTGCGTCACCTTGCATGAACCAACCATCATCAATCAATAATTGAATAGAAACGATTGAAATAAATGCCATAATCACCATAGAGTAAAATCTGTGTTTTTGCTTTCCTACTTCCATAATATCATTTTTAATTATTTAATTTTTTAACTCTTTTTTTTACTTCTTTTTTTTCGGGAATGTTATTTACAAATACAACATCCAACTTATAAATCATGTCAATCAACTTCTTTGCTGTTCCATTACATCCTGAACAGTCCAATTTTAATTTCTGAACATTAAACACATCAGCATAAAATTGTGTTACAAACATTTTTTCCTTATTATTCAACTCCCCTTCTGCTTTCCCTTGATTAATTAACTTCATTTTCCTTGTATCGATGAAGTTTTTATATTCTGCTATCTGATACTCTGTTAAACAATTAGGCTTTAACTTATAACTAAAGAATTGATTTAATGTTTCTTTTCGCTTTTCACATCCGCAATCTTTCCCATTAGAAAGTAACGCAACTAATCTTTTTATTCCGGATGTACTCAATACTTTTTCTATTGTGTCGCCCAGTCCTCTACTTTGTTTCATATACTTTAATCGTTTATTTTTATACTCATTAATATTTTTACCTAAAATCTTCTTCCTTGCATCTGTGACTGCCCTATGTACGTATGAATAATTTATCCCGTACCTGTCTTGAATATCCCTTAATGAATTATCATAATTTAATTCTAATAACTCTCTTTGTGTGTACGATAAATTTTTTGCTTTGTTTAAAAAATATTGTTCTGTATCATCCGTCTCAAAAATATCAACATCTGCAATATCTGATACAATATCCCTTACAAGTATAAGTTTATTTGTTTTCTTCATATTTAGAAAGATACTTCGCATTGTGCAAACTATATAGTAATCCGTTGTCTGTTGCCCTCTATTGTGCGTGTGTCTACGAAGATACATTTCATTTACAATATCGTCTGCATCCGTTTTATTGCCACATATCCTTAGTGCCAATTCTCTCCATAAAGCATCCTTCTTACAAAGTTCGTCTAACATAAATATTATCTATGGTTAGACTAATGTAATTGTTATTTTCTATTATTGCAAACTTTTTGTATTTGTTCGAATGTTTTTATCTCTGCCATTTGTGACGGAGTATACCTTAATACAACCCACCCAAGTTCAATAGATGCGTTATATTTTTCCATATCTCCGATGAATCCTTTCCCTCTTGTATGCCTCCCTGAAGTCCATGCACCGCCCTCTATTTCTATTGCTGTCTTTGTTTCAATATTGCAGTAATCAAAACGCCACTTTCTTTTTGAATGAAATTTATATTCTTTTTCAAATTCTAACCCGGTAAACTTTTTTAATAGTTGTTCAATCATTTTATAAATTTTATAAATTCCTTCCAATCATTAATTTGGTTGATATGAATAACTGAATCAAACTTTAACGCCTCCTTCATTGTTAGTTTCCTTTTGAATTGTTTGATGTTATCTTTAAAAAATTCAATCGTTTTAAACCTTAATATAATTTCCGGCGATATGTTATATAGCATGAAGATATTAAAGTCACAAACGCTCTGAACTATCATTGCAGTTTGTTGTCTAATCAAATTAACAGCCATTTCATCCGCTGCCATCTGACAACTACTTGCATGATTTTCTAATTCTTTATAATTCATTGTAATCCGTTTGTTCTATATTCAGGTGCAATATAATTAACTAATACTTCAGGAACTCCATGTTGATTAATAACAAAATAAATATCATCAAAATCAATTCCCCTTAACATCTTGCAGCCAATTTTTGAAATATGTTTTTCTTCGCCTTCCATCTTTTCAACTCCTATTACCGTTTCCGCTTTGTTCATTAATTCAGTCCCAATATGTCCCCTCAATTTATCAGAACTTGGATTCTCATGTAATACGGTTAAAATATGTGCGCCTGTTAATTCACTCCATTGCATTAGTTTTGTACTTAGTTCAGTTGATTCTTCAGCAGAATTTATATCTTTCATTAAATCACGTATTCCATCAATTACAACAAACCCTAAATTTTTTGTATGTTTGAATACATAATCAATTACAGATATTCTCTGCAATACACTTAAACTCCTTAATGCATAACAGTAGAATCTTTTGTTTATTCCTTCACCATTTGACATATTTTCAATCCTTTTATATGCTTGCTGAACATAGAAAGATGATTGTTCAGTATCGAAGTAAATCACTTTCTTTTGTGGAACGCCCCTAAATTTTCTATATATCCAATTATCAGATACAGTTGCAGCAGTCAACATAGCCACTGCAAAACTCTTTCTTGCTTTTGCTTTTCCACTAATTACTGACAAATTACCTTCTGTAAAAATAGTAATTGGAAACTCTGTTAAATTATCAATCTGCAATACAGGAGGAGGGGGATCAATATTTGCGCTTATTGTTATCCGATGTTTTTTAAGTAAGTTAATTTCATCATTTTCAATAAAAGCCTTTTGAAAATCTTCCATGCTTTCCATAACTAAAATGATTCAAATGTATTATCAATCTTATCAAAATCACAGAATGAAATAATACTATCTGCATGAAACCATTTTTTTCCAAATTCTTTTTCACCGATATATTCACTATCTTCAATAAACTGGATATATTTATTTTTGTTTTTATTTAATGAATTAGCAATTTCACTTGCAACCCCTTTAATAAAATAATCTTTATTATTATTATTTGCCAATTTAATTTTTACCATGATTTTGATTTTATTGGTTTAGTATTGTTTTTTAAAAATGTAAGCATCATTCCTGCAAGTGTTGTTTTATAGTTTTTATTTTCCTTCACTACCCAATTTTCCATATTTACAAGTAATTCCTGTATTTTAGGTTCTATTATATTTTTATCTGCTTTCAATTTTTGCCAACGAACTTCTAATGTTTTATATTGTTTATAATTCATTTGTTCACGCATCTTTAAAACTCCTACTAATGGTCTTTGCAATTCATTATCTCCAAATATCCATTTAATAAAAGTTTCATATCCTTGATCTTTTTCTGAAATTTCTAATTCAGAATCATAAAATTCATTGTATTTATATTCTTCTTTTACATTATCATTATCATTATCATTATCATTATCGGGTTTTTTGGGTTTAGTTTGGTTTTCATTTAACCCACTGGGTTTTTTGGGTTTTTTTGGTCTACCACCCTTTGAGCCATTGATTTTATTTCTATCAATTATACTTTCGTATTTTATCAAATCACGTTTTAATGCTGCTTTAATTGGAATGAAACACATTTTAATTAACTTATCATCAGAAATAGGATTTAAGTCGTTTACATATCTCCAAATATGTTTTGCTAATCTTCCTGCTTCATCATCTTCAAGTTCATCAAAAGTTTGAATCCAATCAGTATAAGCTATAAATGATTTTTTCCCGTCTGCCATTTTTACAATTGTTAAAAAATTTGTTAAAAAAATTATAATTGAACAAATTGAATCCCATCAATTACAACTATTTTTACTTTTTTTTCTTTTGCCATATTATAAACTGTTTGTCTTGTAACCATTATATCTTTTGCATAATTTGTTACCGTTTTTAATTTAGTCCTATCTATCTTTAATGATTCCATTGTACAACTGTCAAAATTTTTGTTTTAAAATTACCCAGCACTATGCCGGGTAACTCATGCAATATACAACTATTTTTTTAATTTACAATTCATGCAATGTTAAAACTTCAAATTCATATAATAAATCAGGAGCTTTAACACGAACTAAGTCAGCCAGTCCGTTATATCTTTCTTCCCAGCTAATGCCAAATATATTCAAAGGATCTCCCGGAGTACGAACAGAATAGTAATTTACATTTTTTGCTTTCCATAATTTGTCACGCCCCACTTTTGCAATTTTAATCTTCTGTTTGTGCATTAATTCATTGATACGACCTGTTACAAAGTTAATTGGCACATTCATTGAATAAGCAACTCCTTTTGCTGATACGCATCCGATACTGTGAATGGTTGCAAATACCTCTTTTTGTCTCTTGCTTAGCTTAACATTTCTTAATGCCTCGATGCTGTTTTGATTTACTCTTGTTTTCATTTTGTTTGTTTTAATTAATCATAAAGCCAATCAGGAGCATTTTTAATCCTCGATTGTTTTTCTTTTATTACTTTCCAATCTCGTTGCAGTTTCTCTTTTATCGCTTGACGGATGAACTGTGAAATATTTACATTGTATGATTTTAATATATTCAAGCTATTTGCCTGAACTTCGGTTATCATAATTGTCTGTCTAATAGTGTTTAATTTCATTTTATTATAATAAAATGTGAACTTAGCGAGTAGTTAGCATTAATTTGCCCTCGCTCCTTCAATGGTTTCATAGAAGGTATCTAGGGTTAATTTAACATCCGTGTTGTTTATGCCTAAGTCGCTCTCAAACATTTCTAAACCTTTGCTCTTTGCATCCGCTTTACCTTGCTTTCTGCTTTTACTTTCAACTATTCCACTATAATATTCCTCACCATAATAAGTGTCCTCTTCAGGTACAAAATCGGTAAAGCTAACCGTGCATTCAAAATAATAAGTTTTCATATCTAATTTACATTTATTGCCACCGCTCAAAAACTAATGCTAACAAAGTGTTTATGCAAACCGCTGTTCTCGTGGGAGCGTTCAGCCTTCCCGCTGTGGTAAATTTGTTTTACACTCCATTTAAGCACTTCAATTGTATGCTTTTTCTCTAACGAATGTTCCGGCATGTGTTTATTCAATGCCTTAATATTTTCATCTATCAGTTTTTGGTAAGCCTGTTCGTTTAATTGTATTCCCATCGCTCGTAAATTTTAAAGTTTATATCTCGTATTAAATTTCTCGGTTATTCATCGGCGGTCAGCACAAACACCGACCGTTGGCGGTAATGCCTAAAATTTAATTTAGGATTGTGTCAATTCCATCGTTTAAGCATTTAAGGAAAAGGCACATACCGCCAACAAAGTGTATAAATCATTGCTTCGTTTCATTTAATCAAGTTTCGTGGGTTATAAGTCAAAAAACAAAACCCACCGCACTTCTGTTTTTTCAAAACAGTGTAGGGATTTTGCGTTCTACTGTTACAATAGTGTCGTTGTGGCTTCCTCCATGTGGCACTAATAAAACTTCGATAAGTTCCATTCCTCTCTTTTTGCCAACTCCGCTACTGTTCCAGCCAAAGCACATTACTAATCCATTTGGTTTTAATATCCTTGCTATTTCATTTATATGTTTTGTCCTCCAACTACTTTGTGTTGTTTCCATTGTTACTTCAATACCTACATTTTTATAACATTCCGAAACCTGCCTAAGTGAATATGGTGGGTCGTAAAACACAAAGTCAACAGATGAATCTTCGTACTGTTTTAAAAAGTCTGTTGCATCTAAATGAAAGTCCGTATCATAGTCTGGATTTAAGTCATTAGTTACTTTTGCTATCCTGCATTTATTCGCAAATGGGTCAATACTAAACATCCATTCTTTGTGGTATTTGTAAATAAGTTTTCCGATACACTTAATATCGAAAGTATTACTGTTAGGCATTTCCCAAATTCTATTAAAAATAATTCCCATCCCTTTTTTGTTTTTTTAGTTCCGTATTTCAAATCAACATTCGTGGTGCAACGCTTCATACACGAACCGTTACCAACAAGCGGGTGAAGTTCATTTAATAAACTTCGGTGGGTGTGCTAAGAAAAAAAATAAAAACCCCACCCGCTTTGCTTTTTTCAAAAGCATTTAGAATCGAAGAGATACCTTTTCCCTGCTTCTAAAATTGTAAATATCCTCTACCAATAATTTATACTGAGTCACATTAGCGCAATGTTGTAAAGTTGTTGGATTTGCACTTAATCTTTCAAGTAATTTAGCATGGTTGTAATAATCAATTTTAAAAATCCCAATCATTGCTCGTACAAACGTATTTCTGTTAAACCCATCGTAATAAGGTTTCAACATCATAATCTTTTCAGCATTTTCAACAGACCTTTCATAATTAGGTATTTCTAATTCACCCTCTTGAAAAAACCGAATTGCGTAAGTTCCTTTTGTATTTGATTCAGTTTTTAGTTCAGCACTTGTACTGTTAAAATTGCCGCCAGTTGATTTATCGGTTAAAAGGGTTTCGCAAACTGCTAT